CCAATCCTCCTTAGTCGGAATTCTCCACTCAGAGTGACTTTGTACAAGGTCACAAGCAATTCTTTTAATCCCCTCATAGTCATAGAGCAAGCCGTAATCGCTATTCTGAGTATAAACAAGGTATCTGTCACCAGGAAGTACGTCTTTTCCACATGGAAGTTTCTTATTGTCATTAACCATGTCTATAAAGCCAAGTACAGGTTCATATGTACCGGTTTTATAAACTGGTGAAATTGAAAGTGGGCTTGATGGTTTTCCGTTACCAATAATGGTACTATCAGTAGCCACAGCATTCTCATCATTATGAACAGTCACGAAGCCTTCAATCTTCTTGACGGTACCGTTCATGCTGATATACAAAATACCATTTTCACTATCGAAATCAAATGACAAATTCTGTGCGAATTTATCAAAAACTTCACCAGAGGTTATCGTATCACCATTCAGCAAACCAACTTTAATTTGGTCGTTTTCAACATAAACAGAAGCGATATCTCTACCCTCTAACGTAAAAAAGTTGTTATCAACCTCATATCCGTCCAAGGCACAATTCTTAGTGATATCACCCTCGTAAGGTGAATTCAGTCTAAAATATGTTATTCCCTTGTTATTCATTGTATGTAATAGTTTATTTATTAATAAATATTGTATTTTTTTTAGAAATAGCCGTCAAAAATTACATTTTGGGTAATTTCTGAGAATGAAATGCCACAATTATATATTCGTAATGCCTTAACAAAGCCAATAAACGTACCCGCAAATTCCTTCTCAATAGGCAATTCATATTCAGGTAATTTGCGGTAATTTAGATAAATTACGTCGGACAAGCCTTGTGTCCCTCCGCCTAATGAAATGTTAAACGGCACTCCTTCCTGTTTACTATACATATCGTTTAATTTCTTTAAATTAAGTATTGGAAGTTCTTTTGACTTGAATTTTAATTTGCCGTTAACATAAATTACGATTATCATTTTGTCTGATGAACTTGTATTTTCGGCGCATTCATCATATTTTTTGCCAATAGGAAGTAATTTTATTGTTACTGTATACCATTTATCATCCTTTACGACACCAATTGAAGACCATTCACTCTCAATCTTGTAGCCATCATCCGTATCACAATCCTTTACAAAATACTTATAACCTATTCTTCCGTCATCATCAATCTGAAATGCAATGGCGTTACGGTATAAATCATTAAGTATATCATATTTTCTGCTTTCCTCATCGATAAGACTGCCTATTGTATCTGTTGTATATCCCCCGCATGTACGGTTAAACAAAAGGAAATAATTCTTAATCTTGGGTGTCAATACATCTGTTATGATTACTTCACTACCATCGACCCAATTTTCAGTTGTATAGCCTTCACATGTCCTGTCAAAAAGAAGAAACTTATTGTCACTTCTATACTCCCTTATATTGGTTTGTCTGACACTATAACCGTCTTTCATGACTAATTCTTCGTTTTCATCTATTTTTGTTTCCGGATTAAGATAATCTTCCTTGAAATAAATTGTACAATCACAATAGTTGTCATAGTAATCATCAGTTATATATTCGTCAGCAAAATAATCGGTACAATTGCACTTTCTTTTTGAACTACCACCGTTATTTCCTGAGTTTAAACCGGTTGTAAACATTTCATTCTCAATCCAAAGGTGCCCGTCTTGGTCAAACCACACTGCATTGTCCTCATATACATTCAATGCTTCCGGATATGTGAACTTAGGCATTGATGATTTTCTATGACTGCCTCCATCATCCTTACTATCTTTTGGACAGCAGCAGTTTTCCTCACATTTATCAGTCAGATAACCATCAGCGAAATATTCATCAACAGCATATAAATCCTTATATGGTTTTATGTAATCGTCATTCAAACTATCCTCTCCTGTATAACCTGAATTAACATAACCGTCAACTATAAAACCATTATCCACCTTTGACGGACTATATTCAGAAATATATTCCTTCCACCATTTATTTTCAGCCCTTGTGCCAAGATAAAGGAAAATACCCTTATTGTCCGAATGCCTGTCATTCAGTCTGTATTTATCATCCTTATCAAAATCATGTTTCTTTAATACCACCTCAAATGTCAAACCGTTTCCGATATTTTTCGGTAATACTCTGTAATTTTCGTCAGTCTTGAAAAATCCCTGCCAAAAACCACCGTTTAATTTTGACACAAGCATGCCGTCTTCTTCAACGATGTCGTTTCCATAGAAAAAAATCTGATTATTTCCGTATACCTTATTCAATAATAAACGTAAGTCGTCTTTTTCTATCTTTATTTCTGAATCTTTATATAATTTCAAAAATTCCTTATTGCTTATTCTGTCTTTTTCATAGTGTATGAGTCCGTTATCAACGCCGGTATAACCTATGTTCTTAAGACTTATACCATTATTGACAGCATCTTCCCAATAATATTTTGGTTTACTATAAAGGCTGTCAAACCATACGCATTCAGGGTCAGTTGTATCAATAAAGGATATTAAGCACCTATCTGATAAGCCATCAGTGTAATCCGAGCCGTAACTTGGTTGACTCAGATAAAAATCCCAGTACTCACTTCTGTCAAGTCTGAAATTAAAAGGTAGCCTATTATGATTGAAAATATTACCCATTAACAAATAAACACTATTTATAATAAATAGAGGTAAATATCGTTTATAGTATGGAAAAGAAGCGTATAATTAAAATAACCGAACAACAATTAATGGAGGCTGAAAAAAACGCCTTCAGTTATCTCGATAATGGTGACTTCAAACAATATAACGGTCAATCTGAAATATCAGTAGGCGGCAAGGAAAATGATGAAGAAGACGCAGAGCCAAAAACAAGTGATGATACAGCGAGTAAAATAACATCTCAAACCTATAATCGCTATGCCGGCTTTGCATTAAAACCACATACGTTAAGAGAAAACGACATAAACAATGATGGTGTTGATGATTTTTATAACAATGCCGAATTAGATACTTTAGGTAATGGAGATACAAACGATGACCTTGTAAAAATACCGGAAAGCGTACAACGTAAAATGAATTTGTTAATAGATTCTATGCAAATGCTTTCACCAAAACAACAGGCTATCGTCCTTAACAAGATTATTGAAAGTTTCGATTTGTCTTCAATACCGTATTCATGGCTAAAGGAACTTCGCCTCAAAATAAACAAAAAACAAGGTAAACATTAATGTTGCATCTTATATTTGAAGGAAACCAAGAACTGAATAATAGGACTTTCCCTTTACCAAAAGGTGTCAAAACCCATTTACAGAATACATTGGATAACTATTCCGGTGATAAAACCGTGGATGGTTATAAGCGTCTTAATAACGTTTTGGACATGAACACGATTTCTTACCAAGAAATGAAACGTATTAAGAACTTCTTCGACAATTATAAAGGCACACCAAAATCAGCAGAGTTTGTCCTTAACGGTGGAGAACCAATGATGACTTGGGTCAATAACACGCTTAATACAGCAACAAAGGCTGTTAAAGATTTCAAGCAAGCCAAAAAGGATGCCGGCATGTCCAACGCATTTATCAAACCACATGAAAAACAGAGACAAATAAGGAAAGATAAACCCACACAAGCAAAAATACAGTCAAAAGATGTGGCAAAGAAAATAGGTGATAACAATGCTATAAGGTTTGAACATAAAGAAAGAAGAGTAATCTATATCAGTGAAAATGTTTATAGGCAATTAACCACCGAAAATAAACATTATACCGTCAATCTCGATATTGAGCCTGCAAAACAAGGCAGAACAGCCGGTAAGATTTCCCCAAAAGAATTTGAAAACAAACTCAGAGAGATATGGGATAAATACCAAGATAAGTATAGCGGGAAATTTTCCATATCGAATTTCGTATACAGATATTGCAGACCTTACAAAAATATTCCTGAATTAAGTGAATTACACAAAGACTTAAAGAAAGTTAATTTTGATTTTGAAAATTGTGATTCAATAGATAATGAAGTAAAAGTTACTAACGGCATTTCATATGTCATGGCTTATGCCGGTGGGGATTGGGAATGTCCTGTGCTTTTCTTTATGTATTGGGATGGTTCTAAATTCAGAGGTTATGTTCCTATCTATGGTAATGCGGTTAATAGGAAAAACAACTCAGCATTTGCACAAGGTGATGAGGATAGGGAATTTCTTAAAACACAAAATATACCGGAAGACGAAATAGAAAAAGCAATAGGTAATATTGATTATGATAAGAATGCTTGTCTTAAAGACTTCAAATCAAGAGTTAAATTAAAATAAAACCCAAAGTAATAATTGATAAAATAGTAGAAAGATAATATTTATTTGATAAATAACGATATAATAATATATTATAATGGCACAAAGTTGTTTAGAAAAACGCTCAATTGACGAGAGACATAATGAGATTGTTAGAAGTGACTACAATAGGGATAATCAATATAGTGCAACACATGAGGATGCTTTAGCAGGTGGAAAACTTGGTAGAGGAACCGGACATGGCGGACACACATTCTGGCTTCCAAATTGCAATGGAACAATCGGTATGATAAATTATTCAAACTTTGATACAAATCCTGCAAGTATGGCCGGTACTGATGTTGATAATGAGACACGTGAGGTTGCTATGGCAAGAAGTCTTTATAGATATGACAATCAGTATTCAGCAAGACTTATTGATACTTCCTTGAATGTTCGTGAAGGCCAGTACAGAGTACCCTAATATGGAGTAACTTATAATTTAAGGTCATTTGAGTTTTGAATGACCTTTTTATATATTCAACAATATATGCTTACGGAATTATTACAGGAAATATTACTTAAAGAAAGTGTTTCGGTCAATGACATCGATGATGCAATGGATAACCATAAGAGGGTAATAATCAATTATCATTCCAAAGGTGAAGACGTTGCAACTGGCGCACGTGTCATTGAAGTATATGCGTATGGCCTTACGAAAGCCGGTAATCCTGTAATAAGGGCTTTTCAGCCTTATGGTGATACTACAACAAAAGTTCCATCTTGGAAATTTTTCAGACTAGACCGTATTTCTGCTTGGGAAGATACCGGTCAGACATTCAGCCGTCCTGCATCTGAAATATATCGTGGATTAGGTGACTTCAATCCGGATGATGATAAAACTATGAGTATAGTCTACAAAATTGCAACATTCGGTGATGACGAAGAAATGTCTGATGAAATCGTAAAGAATACTAATCCTAAACTTAAAGGCAACTTATTCAAGACTGATTCTGAGAAGAATCTTGAAAGGCTTAAGCAGCAAGTAATGAATCCGATTAAACTTTCAGACATTAAGACGAAGAACGGATTTAAGGATTACACAAAACAGCCACAAGAAACCGGTCCTAAACTGAAACAAGAGCCAAATAAGGAAACGGAACTGTATCGTACACCTACTGAGCGTGGTATGGAAAGGCTTAAACAGCAATTACAAAATCCTCGTAAGATTGACTTAGATAATTTACCGAATCAAGGAAAGGAAATAGAAGATTTGAGGTCTAAACTTGGCGATACATCAAATCCGATAAAAATGAAAGACCTTAATAACAGATTATCAGCCACACCAAAGGAAGAACCATACAAGACACCTACGGAACGTGGATTAGATAATCTTAGGAAACAGTTGGAAAACCCAAAAAAGATAGATTTATCAAAATTACCTAAAAGATAATTGACATTTTAAAAGATTGATATTATCTTTATTATATATTTTATTTAATGAAATGAATTTAAAGGATAAATTAAATACGGCCAAAAGTATAGCAAGCGGTAATGATATTACTGAAAGGATGATACCAAGGCAGAATGTTCAGACTTTTGTCGGTAATGTCGATGACCTTACTGAACAAGTTTTCGGCAACCGTTTGATAGATGATGGAACTGGACAACCGGCATATAATGCAAAAGCCGAAATGGACATGCTTAAAGAGGGAATATCACAAGAAAAAATACAAAGTTGTAAACTACCGTCTGCAATTAAGGAAGCCATTGCAAGAAATCCACTTGTAATGACACCTGTTGACCCGAAGATGGATGCTTTTACCGCTAAACTCGCTGCCGTTCAAGGTATTCAGAAAACAGAAAGCATTATAAATCAGTTGGATGAAAGGGATAAAGAGATTGAAAATGCACGAAAGGCTACAATAGCAGAGAATATACAACGTACTGATGTTACAATTGACTATGGTTTGATTAAAAGTATTGTCGAAAACGCTGTCAAGTCAATGAAAAATGAAATTGCCAATGAACTTAATGAATCAATCAACCGCAGTAATGCACAAAGAAATAACGAGGCTTCATTAAAGGTGATGAAAATGTCTGACAAATTCCTTTTCCTTGATTCTGACAATAATATATTTGAATGCCAAATGGTATATAAGGGAAAAAACAAATCTAAAAAGCAGTAAAACACTAAAAAAAAGATAAATTTGATGGGGAAATACGATTATTTCCTCATTTTTATTTTTGTTTTCTCAATAAAAGCAGTATATTTGCAAATGTCAGAAATAAATGTAAGAATATTATGCTAACAGTAGAAAAAATTAATTTAAATTACATCACGTTCTGTAACAAGTTAAAAAAATACAATTGTTACTCAGAACAAATGATTGATGACCTAGGAGAACAATTAAAGAATTGTAGTTTCTCATTGAATAATGACAGTGGTTCAGCGTATCAAGGTTCATTAATAGATATCGTATTGAATCATCTTTGTTCAATTGCCTACAGTATTAATGAGGTCGCATTCGGTACTAATAGCAAATTCTCTTCAATGAGGGTTAATATTGATATGTTGATGAGGGTGCTTTTGCTTCAACACATATCAAAAGCCGAAATGTTTATTGATACAAGAGAGACATGGAAAATAAACAAGGGGGTGCTATACGAATTTAATCCGAATATTAAGTCTGCTTTGAAACTAGGTGAACGCTCACTTTATCTTTGTCAGAAATATGGTATCAGTCTTACGGAAGAAGAATATGAGGCAATTAGGATTATCGATAAAACAGATGATGATAAAATCATGTTTTATATGAATCCGTTATGTTCAATAGTGAAAGCGGCCAACCAATTTGTTGCGACTGAAATGAGACAGAAATATATTAATAATAAACAAAAAGAAACAATAGAGGAATAATGTTTGGAAAAAGAGTTAAAATTTGGAGTAGTTACAATGGGTACGTAGACCCAAAACTCATTTTAGATGAACAAGAACTTGAATTTGTAAACATGTCACCAAATAAAGACCCATATTACGAATATGAAGGTGACAGCGGTTTTGACTTACGTGCATGGATTACAAAGGAAGAAGACGGCGCAAAAATTGATAAAGAGGACAACAAACTCTTCATTACGTTAAAACCACTTGAGCGTAGGATGATACATACAGGCTTGTATTTCAAACTCCCTGCATTCACAGAGATACAAGTAAGACCACGTAGTGGATGTTCAATAAAAGAAGGTTTGACGGTTATCAATTCGCCCGGCACGGTAGACGAAGGCTACAGAAACGAAGTGTGTGTGCTGGCAATCAACTTATCGGACAAAAAGATTGTAATAAAGGATGGCGAAAGAATTGCACAAGCAGTATTATGTCCTGTTTACAATTCATACCTCGTTAATTTGAAAAAGACTAACGAGATAACAAAAGATACTGAGCGTGGTGGTAACGGTTATGGTAGTAGCGGTAAGAACTAATTGATTTTAAACTATGTTAAATAAAAGAAATGTACTTTATAGTCTAAAGGACGTGGCCATTATGCCGGCCACAATTTCAGCAATTGAACATCGTAGTGAATGTAACCCATATTACGAGGATGGAAAACTTCCGATTTTCACAGCACCTATGCCTTGTGTAGTAGACTCTAATACATATAGCAGATTTGAAGAATATGGCATTAATGCAATACTTCCAAGAACAGAAGATATTGGTGTAAGACTATATAATTGTGATAAACGATGGTGTGCTTTTTCACTTTCTGAATTCGAGAATAAATTCATAGAAAGAAAGGTTGAAAACTCAAATTTGTATATTCTGATTGATATTGCTAATGGTAATATGAAGAAGTTATATGACTTATCCAAAGAGGCTAAGGAATACTATGGTGACAGAATGAAATTGATGGTCGGGAATGTAGCCAATCCAAAGACTTTTGAAAAATTCTGTAAAATTGGTGTCGACTACGTAAGATGTAGTGTGGGAAGTGGTCAGGCATGTATAACAGCAACTTCGATTGGACTATTGTATCCTATGGCCTCACTTATTGATGATTGTTATAGAATTAAAACAGATTATGGATTTAAAACAAAAATCGTTGCTGACGGCGGTCTTTCAAGTTACCGACGTATGATAAAGGCACTTGCATTAGGTGCTGATTACATTATGTTGGGAAGTACATTGAATAAACTTGAAGATAGTGCCGGTGAAATCATTCCACGTATGGTCATAGATGAAGAAACAGGTAAACTTGTTCAAGGCAAAGTAAAAGAATATTACGGGATGGCTTCTGAAAAGGGTATGGCAATGCTTGGAAAGAAAGGAACCCCTGAAGGTAAGACGATTTATAATAAATGCAAAGGAACAATTCAGAGTTTTACTACTGAGTTTATTGATTATCTGAAATCAGCAATGTCTTATTGCGGTATAAATGACATAAAGTACTTCATTGGTGGACCGGAACTTAATGTATTAAGTACCAATGCTTCCAACCAGTTCAATCAGAGTCGTTAGATTGTTTTTCTTCGTTGTTTATATTTTTTCTGCGGATGTTCATTTTTATATGAATGTTCGCAGTTTTTTGTTTATTTTTATTAATTGAATATATATATTGACTAATATACAAATTTAAACAAATGTTGGAAACCATTAATATTAGTGAACTTTATTCTTATCTTAAGTTATGTGAAATGTACTTAGATTTTATAGGTCTTAAAAGAAAATTAAATCCCGATAAAGAAATCAATGATGAATTTGATAGATTAATGGGATTACGTAATAAGATATACGACGAAGTTAATAAAAGATTAAAACAAATCGATTCAAGTAATGAAACTAATAAAGAAACTATGTAATAGAATAAATGCCTATTGGGTCGGATTATTCTACGGTTTGAAAGATACAAATGACACTGTTTTTACACAAGCCGGTATCGATAATTCCGTAGGAACTGAAATACAACAGCAGGTAACTGAAAATCGTGTCTCAAAGGATTTACTTAAAGGTGAAGTGACCCAACAAGTTGAAGAACTTAGATACAGAACATATAAGGTCGATAGAGAATCAAAACAGTTTGAATATTTTTCCCCGACAAAGGCTATCCGTTTTGACAAACAAGACAGTAAATTCGTGAAGTATGATAACAGTGACAATCTCGAACTAATTACCATACAGCCTAATCATGCTAATACTGCCAATATATATGACGGAACAAAGGATGTTGATTTTCTAAATGCTAAATTAGTGGATGCCCAAGGTAATGTATCGATAAACTTAGGACATTTTGATGTCGAAAACAAATACAATATCGAGATTGAACGTGATTTCATGCCAAGATTCAAGTTAGAGGCTTATACCACGAGATTGGTCGTAAAGAAACTTGATGATGAAGACAATATGATATTGGATTTTTATGTTAGTAAATATCCACAAGAAAAGGATATGAAATCTATTTATTTCATTAAAGAAGTTGAAAAACTTATGTCAGGATATAGGCAATCTGATATAATTTCAATGACACGTGTATCGTTTGTTACATCTCACGCATACGGACTTAACGATATGATTGAATTTAGGTTTGACCACATATACTATAAAGGTATTTTAGAATATGATGGTCATTACGTGTTAAAATTCAAGGCACATGCATATGTGAACGGTAAAGACCAGACGGATGAATTCTATTCTAAATCAATGGATGAGAAATACCGTAACAATGAGAAGAAGGAGGTCGTTATCGATGCTTTCAGTGGAGGTAATGAACATAAGACATTTGTCTGCTCCGAATGTGGAAAAACCGTAGAATATGATACAGAAGCAATAGATAATATGCAAGCATCATTAGGGCGTGATATAACAGATGATGAAATATCAGATGACAATAGTGTTATGTCATATATGGATTTGCAGATTTCAGAACAGACATTCGGTAAAAAATTATGCAGCGATTGCCTTAAAAAATATCTAAATAATATGAATAAACAAGAATAACATGGGAAGAGAATATGCTTTTTTGATGATAGATTATGACACGCCTGAGATAATAAAGGATATACATAATCTATTAACTGATGACGAAATATACACAGAGGATGGCAAAGAATATGGCATAGAACGTGAAACACACGTAACATTAGTTCCTTGTCTTGATAACGACGTGAATATTGAGGAATTAAAGAAAATGTTATTACCACTCGACAAGTATGTGTTGATATTGAACAACGTATCAATGTTTACAAACAATGAAAACTATGATGTATTAAAATGTGATGCCAGTTCTATGGCTCTTCATGATACCAACAAAAAGATAACAAGCAGGTTTCCAACGCACAGCGAATATAAGGGTTATAACCCACACGTTACGATAGCATACCTTAAAAAAGATGTTGGTAACAAATACACAAAGGATATGTTGTCACCACTTGTTGTACTAAAGCCAAAATATTTCCATTTTAGTTTCGTCGATAAAAACGGAGAAGAAAAGGATGTTTATTTTAAGTAAATATTGAAAATATAACATGTTTTTTATAGTTTAATATTATATGTGTAAAAATGCTAAAGTTCTGAATATTATGGGAATACTTGAAGAGATTGAAAAGGATAACAGGTCAATTATTGTAACATTGCCGTCAAATATTGACTGGCATGACTATGAAAAAGAACTTGACAGAGTTAAGGATTATAGCGAGGTTATGAATTTCAAGGTTTATAATTTCCCGAAAGGTATAAATCGTGGAGACAAATGTTATATTGTTCATAAAGGTTATGTTAAAGGGTGGCAGAAAATAATCGGCTTCAGAGAAAAACAATTCACTTGTACTACCACCGGTAAAGAATATAGTGGTAAATTCATTGAGAGAAGTGGACCTTTCCATTATCTTGATACTAAGATACCGATGAAAGGTTTCCAAGGTTTCAGATATTTTAACATCTTAGACTATCAAAAATAAAAGAATATAAAAGTAAAGTTATGGGAAGTATTTTAGACAATTACAAAAAACAGTTGGAAGAAGATAGATTAAATGAAACTAATGAAATTCCGGATGAACTTGCTGTAAATGGTGATAAGGGAGCCGTTGCGGCCAAGGTAAAGGAACTTAAAGAAGACCCTAATGATATGGAGAATCTTTATAAACAGTTCGAGAAGGAATGGCCAAGAATTACAGAAAAGGAATTTGACGAAAACGGAAATTCAGTTGTTAGTGATGTAAAAATCCGTGTTAAGCACATTTTCTGTCCTAAGTGTGGCAAGGAACTCATCAGCAGGTCGCCGGTAATGTATAATCCGTTTAGTTTGGAAAAGGTTGCAAAACACGAATGTGAATGTGGATTCAAAGCAAATCTTGAACATGCTTATCCAAGACTTGTATACCTTAATGATAAAGGTGAAGAAATAAAGGCTTTTGTTGATTAATGATGAAGATTGCAATTGATATTAACGACGTATTAAGGGATTTTACCGGCCAATTTAAAAATTATTACATCAAGGCCATTGACCCATCATTTGAAATTGAGGATAAAGATATAAATTCATTCGATTTATACGAAGTCTTCCCGTTTAAAGATAAAAATAGCTATAACATTTTTCGTTATGCGGATTATGCGTTTGAACTCTATGGACGTGCCGAAGCAACTGATAAGATGCTTCCATATCGCTTTAATGATTGGACACAAAAGACATTAAGGAATCTTGACAAAGAAAAGATACCTGAAATTATGCTCGTAAGTCCGTTCGAAGCTGGCAAGACCATTCAATCTACATATTCATTCTTATCAAAGATAAGTTCAAATGTAAGAGAAGTATATTTTCCGGTTGACTCTTCAACTATATGGGACAGATGTGATATCTTAATCACGGCCAATCCTAACTTAATTGAAAATGCACCTGAAGGTAAAATCGTGTTTAAAATAGAAATGCCTTATAATGTTATGGCGGAATGTAAATATTCATTCAAATCACTTAATGACATTATAAATGATGAGAATGAAACTTTGATAAAGATTTTAAACGGTGAAGAAAATGAATAGTAGATACAGTATTGATTTCGAAAAATTCTTTGAATTAGTAACTAAGAAAAGTCAGAACGAGAAAAACACTGATTCAACGGTTACGGAAATATGGCAACCAGATACCAACGGCGAATTAAAGATTATGAATAAGGAAATGGTTGACAATAAGACTGATTTAAACAACCATTTATGTAGTTTAAGATATGACTTCCTTAATGGTCTTCTAAATGAAATATTGGCAGCATACCAAACACCTCAGGGTAAAACGATTAGTAACATAAATGACTTTAGTCTTGGACAAAGCATTATTTTTACCACATTTATGAATGAGGGCGTAATTAAAGAAACAAAAAATTAATTTTATATTACAATGGAAAATAACAAATCACAAGAAATAATAGGACGTATCGATAAAGCCATTGATACTGTTAAAAATAAAGAATCTATACTTTATTTTTTCGTGGCTGATGCAAGGAATGTTCCAAACGCAAAAATGGAATACATATATCAACTTGCCTACACACTACATGAGAAAAAATACAACGTGTGTATGCTTTATCAGTTGGAAGATGAGTATACCGAAAAAGAACTTGCAAACTTTGCAAAACAAGGCAGTGTACCCGATGAACGGAGAAAATTCATAGGTGTATCTGAATGGCTTGGTGAAAAATATGGAAAATTGAAGCATTTAAACATATCAAACGGAGGATGGCAAGTATCACCTTCTGATTTCTTGTTTATTCCGGAAGCATTCGCAAGCCTTATGAAAGAGACATATCAAAAACACATACCATGTAAAAGATATGTAGTCGTTGAAAATTTCAGACATATCAGTGAGTTTATTCCATTCGGAGACCAATGGGCAACATATGGTATTACTGATGCAATCGTATGTACAGAGAAACAATCTGCCCTCGTTAAGTCAGTTTTCAAATATGTGAATACATATATCTTGCCACCATATATTCCGGAATATTTCAGAAAGCCCTTAACAGCGAAGAAACTCATTGTTAATGTAGTTACAAAGACCAAAGAGGATGCGGAACACATTGTTAAAATGTTCTATTGGAAATATCCATTGTTTAATTTTGTTCCTTTCCGTTTCCTTTCTAATTTCCCAAGAGAAAAATATGCTGAAATGCTTCAAGAGGGTGCAATAACAATATGGGTTGACAATGACTCATCCTTTGGGTATAATGCTCTTGAATCTATGAGGTGCGGTAATATTGTTATCGGTAAAATACCGGAAACAGAGCCTGAATGGATGATGGATGCAGATGGCGTACCGTTGCCTAATGGCCTTTGGGTCAATGACATTAACCAAATTCCGGATGTTCTTGCTTCCGCTATTAATGAGTGGATTGAAGATGATATTTCCCCAACATTATATGATGAAATTGAAAAGACAAACAAAGAATATTCTTTGGAACAATGGGAAGTAAATGTTGATAAGATAATCACAGATATCTTCAATAAGAGAGTAACGGAATTCGAGGCTTTGAAAAATAATAAGATTTTAAATGGTGAATAGACAATGAAAGACGTAACAATTATTATACCGGTTCATGAATATAACGATACAGTAGATACATTGCTTAAAAAAGCATTGGAAAGCGTGTCTGACTGTCGAAAAGAATTTAAGGACGGACATCTTCCTGTTGTAATCGTTGCACCAAGGAGACTTGATGATATACTTACACATTCAGACATATGTCAGTTTATTCCGGAAACAAAAATAATATGGAATGAAGGTAATACCGATTTCTGTTCAATGATTAATTTCGGTGTAGATAATATTAGTACCGATTATTTCTCAATTCTTGAATATGATGACACGTATCGTAAGAAATGGTTTAAATTGGCAAACGATTATTTCTATGGGAATGAAAGCATAAGTATTTTCCTGCCATTGAATGTCATACATACAGGTAATAAGAATTGGCAATTTGGTAATGAGTTCGGTTTATCCAATGCCTTTATAACCGATGATGTTGATGATACAGATGATGTCGGTATTATCAATTTTAAACGAATAGAGAAATGTTCTGTTTTTAATTTAACAGGTGCCATTTTTAATCGTGACGATTTCATAAAAGTCGGAAAATATAAGCCATCAATAAAAGTCGCATTCAATTATGAACTTTTACTTAGGCTTACCAACAAAGGACTTAAGTGTATGGTAGTTCCTAAAGAGGGATATGTACATGAAGTAGGAAGAGAGGGAAGCCTTACAGATACCTATAATAAAACGCTTTCCGATGAGGAAATTAACAAATGGTTTGAACTTGCATTCCGCGAGTATGTCTATGATACTGACCGTAACAAGGATATTATTAATGTAGCGGAAGAAGAACTGAAATAATTTTTTATGTTTTATTTGGTTTAATGTGTGAAATTAAAAACGAAACAGCAAATATAAATGAAGAAAACTTAACAGATACCAAACCAAAAAAACGAGGTCGAAAACCTAATCCAGAAAAAAGAAACGGCTATTTCTATGAGGAAGAAGAAGAGGCATTCCGCCAATATGTCGAAAGTACGGATAAACGTTTCAGGGATAGGATTTTCAGACAGAAACTGTATCCGGCGTTTACAAAAATGATAGAGTCCATAATTAGAAGATATGGACTCTTTACGCCATCTGAAGACTTTTCAGACACCTTTAATGATACTATGTCATTCCTAATTACAAAAGTCAATAATTTTGATTTCTCAAAGGGATACAAGGCATATTCATATTGTGGAACCGTATGCAAAAGATATCTGTTGCTTAAAAGGACAAATGATATGAAAAAACGTGATACGGTCCTTTCATATGAATTAATGTTTGGTGGAAACGGAGACAATAGAAGTGATTATGATAAAGACAGAGCCTTAATTTCATTCAACACAGAACTTATAAATCGCAATATTGAAAAAATACAGTTTATATTAAGTCCTGAGAATGGTGAAAAACTTAATGAAAAAGAGCGACAAGTCGGATATGCGCTTCTCGAAATATTAATGAATTGGGAACAAATATTCTCAAACCTTTCGGCAGACAGAAAATTCAATAAGACATCATTCCTCTATTTTGTCAAAGAATATACACAGTTATCAACAAAAGATGTGAGGGATGCAATGAAAAAATATAAAACAATCTATTTTGAAGAAAAGCAAAACCTCATAGAAGAGTAATTATAATATATAGGTATTAGTAAAATGGCAGTTAAACCTCTTAAACGTTATAAACTCAAATTAAATTCGGCAGAGAAAATAGAGGAACTTTTGCAGGAATTGTATAATGAGACTTGTAAGAATATTGAGGCAATACAGAATGAGATGAATAAACTATCAAATTCAATAAACCTCAATAATGAGATAGTAGACTCAAAGGCAAAATATGCAAAGGCAATGAATGATTTCATTACCAACAAGGACAAGGCGATTGGACGTAAGATAGAAATTGCAAAACTTATGTCCGAAATACTTAAGTTCAATGGTAACGTGTCAAAGACATTCGAGGAAAGTGAAGCCGTCGGAGATTGGAGTGAATTGATGGATATGGTCAATAAGAACGGAAACGAGTCAAACAATAAACAAGACGAAAAAATTGAATATAAACTTAACTAATGGCTGACATCAAAAAGACAAAGGATGAAGCACTTGCGATAGTTAATGCTGCGCTTACAATATTAGATAGGTTTCCTGAGTTTGATGAAACAAATACGAACCTGTCTTTTAATAGGTCAACAAACCCATTCCCATTCTTGATGGATTTGTTTAAAAGCACAACCGGATATAATATCTTCTTAAAAATTATATCCACCTTTCTTGCAACTGCTCTTCCTGCACTTGAAATATCAGTTAAGGGTGTTTTATTGTCAAACATTAAAAATCTTTTGACGTGTTCATTAAATCCGTTTATCACAGAAGAACTTCTCAAAAACGGTATTGTTTTTGATTTAAGGACACTTGATTTAATCAATATGCTTAGTTATTGTCCACTTGAAAAATTAGGACAATATTACTATTTCGGCTGTGATGGTTTTACATATACTGATGAATTGGTAAAGGCCGGTGACTTTAATGCATTCTTATGGCATACGAAAAATAAATCATTAAGAAGACAAGTATGGTATGGTGTCAATTCAATAGCCTATGAGGATGAAGAGGGAAACAGTAAAATAGTACAAAAAATTCCTGACCCTGAAGACCCCTATTCAAAGCCACCATCACGGGGACCAGAAAAATGTAAAAAAAAGCATGGTATCATTACAATTCAATACTGTGAAAGACCAAGTAGTTTAAGAAAATCTGATGGAACTGGACGTGGAAGTGAAGAACCATATTTACAGACACCACATAACCATTGTCTGCAAGTCTTTCTTGGTAACGTACAAGATACGACAGATATAGACAAACTTGAAGCCAAAATTGCGAATAAAGATAAGGAGATTGTAGAAAAAAAAGCAGAAATTGAAGAATTACAAACAGAACTTGAAAGTATAGCAATTGATTTAGAAGAACTTCAAAGACAATACGCCGAACAAATAGTTGACAAAGAGTACTATTTAAGTGAATATGATTCACTCACTCAAGAACAAGGAGATTTGACTACTCAGATTGAAGGTAAACAAACTGAAATTACAAGTTTAGTTAGTGAAAAACTATCACTGATAAGTCAATTGAAAGGTAAACTTGCAAGCCTTGATAATCCATCAAATTATCGTAAAATTGAACAAAATTACTATTACCATCACACTCTTATAGAATTCAATACTGATTACGTTATGTCTTTGAAATTATTCGATTCAAAGACTCTTGCAGCACAATTAATCGATGCATTGACCGGTTGTATATCTATTGATTTGAATTTGTCATATGAGCAACTTCTGATTAAATACGAAACACAGAAAATGGTACAGTCTGTCATTGAAAGTGATGATAGTGTCGTAAGTGACTGTTTCTTCACTTTTACTAATGCTGACTATGACAAGATGTTGCAGAAAGCAGAACTTACAAGAGAAGGTCTGTATTCAATGGATACTGATAACCCAACAGGTGTCAGAATAGATGCTGAATCAATTCTTAATAGTCTTAATACAATAAATGCCGGCTCATCTAAGGAAACCGTTCAAACTGTAATTGAAGGTGCTTTAACTGAAATAAGCGGAATGATTTCTGATGTAAACTATGAAGAAAAGGATAAACTTAATTTTGGTGCGCAAATCAACTTCATAGAAAATATTATGAATAACCTCGCTTACGTGATAGTGATGTCAATACTTTCACCAAAAGTGTATTTGGTATTTGCGATAAACCTCCAAATCTTAGGACAAAGTACAAGTTTCTCTTTAAGTGACTTTATTGAGAAATACCGACAAATGATTGTTGAAATGATTCGTGCCGTCCGTGACGCATTAATTCAATATCTTGTGGATGAACTGATGAAAATACTTGCTGATTTGGCTAAGGAAGTCGCAATAAAACTTACCGTTGAACAAGCGCAGTATTATATGCGTCTAATCAGAAGACTTATCGACTGCTTCAGAAGTAATAGAGGCGACCTTGACTTTAATACCGATAATGTGAACTATGCTGATATTCTTGAAGAAGTCGGAGAACCAATTGATAATGAATGTTAAAAAATAAAAAGAAGAATGAGTTGGATTACAAGTATTGCACAAGGAATAGAAAAAGCATTTAGTGGTATTCGTCCGGCATTGAAGATGATACCGCCATTACTGCTTATATGTGAATTATATAGAAGGCCAGGACTTTCGGCTATTGCTTTAACAAGTGCCATAATAAGAAGACTACCAGAAGCAGGAATTGAAACCGGTGTCAATGCCGACGGTTCGCCAAATAAAATTAATGGGTTTGTAAGAATAATATCAGAGGAAATTGTCAAAGAATTTAAAGACAATGCAAGGGTTACAAGTGTCATTGAACCGGGTATAATAATGTCAATAGGAACCGGTTCTAATGCCGGCGGTCCTGTGGTCGTTACTTCAACGAATCCAATGATAACAAGAACATTAGGAATTATAGAATAGGAATATGGCAACAAGAAAAATAGAAATGATGAGTAATGATGAACTTAAAGAGAGGAAAAGAACACTTCTTAATGAGTTCGAAAACCAGAAATCAGTAATAGCAAAGGCATATGCTTTAATGCTTTCCGCTAAAGAGGAATATGACAAGATAGATGATTTGTTAAATAAAAGGGAAGGAAATAACTAATGGAAATTACTAATAACAATCTAATTTATCTGTGCCGTGTATTATCTGTATTCGATGATAATGAAGGACTTAGAATTAAGGTAAGAATACCATATGTAGATGACAGTGAAGCACCTATTAGTGAGTTACCTTATGTCTTCCCTTTATTACCTAAATTTGCGCACATTAATCCAAAACAAAATGAAATGGTCTTGGTATTTCTCCAAAGCATGGGTGACGGTAAAGGTGACAGATTCTTTATTGGACCGGTAATTTCACAACCTCAGAAAATGGATTTTGATGCTTATGCATATTCAGCACAAAGTCTTCTTATGGGTAATCAGATTGCAAAACCACTTCCGGCACCAAGCCTTGACCCCGATAATAACGGCACATTGCCGGATAGGGAAGACATTGCTTTTCAAGGTAGGGGAAATTCTGACCTTATACTTAAACCATCTGAATTAAGACTACGTTGTGGTTTCAAGAAAAACTCTCTTGCACACAAGAATGATTGCCTTAAATTCAATAAAGTTGACCTTGGTTACATCCAAATGAAATATAAGAATATGAAAGACCATAAGAATAATGATTTTTCAAGCCTTATAAACATCGTGGCGGACAGAATTAATCTTTTGTCACACGATTCAAGGTCATATTTCAATTTGACAGACCCGGAAAAGTTAATCACAGAGGAAGAAATGGTAAAAGTATTTCAGAATGCACACCAATTGCCTTACGGTGATGAATTAATAGCGTTTATAAAGGAATTCATAAGGATATTCTTAAATCACACACACCCATTCCCAATGGATAAGCCTTGTCTGACAGAACCGGACCTGGAAAAACTCACCACTAAGTCACATCTTGATGAAATGCTTTCAAATTCAATAAGAATAAACTAAGTCCGATTATATTTTTAATCGGATTTTTTGTCTATTTATAAACATATAGCAATAAATTAAATGGCAATAAATACGAAGACTTTTATCAGTAAAAGTAATACCATTATAAAGGATAATCCGTGTAATACAAGCCTCAATCCGGTAATGGAACTTAATTACGGAAAGATGATTACACGTGGATTGATTTACTTTGACCATAACAAAGTAAAACAAATGGTTGAAGATAAAATATATCCTGATATTTCCAAACTTAAACATGTATTGCACATGACCAACGCCTCTTCTGTAAGAGACAAGAATATTAACTGTCCGACATTAGACAGCGAATATCAATATCATAAGAAACGTGCAGTATCATTTGACTTGATTTTCTTCCTTATACCTAACGATTGGGATAGCGGGAGAGGTTTCGACTATGCACAAGACTTATATGATAGTGACCACCGTTCTGTATCAGTAGACGGTTGCAGTTGGTATCAGTTCAGGGATTATTGTAAATGGGATAGTGAAGGCATATATAGCACAGAACGTCTATCAAACGAAGTTGACTTATTCACTTCATTGAAGGGTAATCTTTCAAATGTCATTATTGGTTATCAACATTTTGACGTAGGTAATGAACCTATCGTGTTCGACATAACAGGCACGTTTAATAAATTCATTACAGGTGAATTGTGCAACTATGGAATTGGTATCGCATTCTCACCCGCATTTGAACAGACAAAAACTGATATGTCACAATATGTCGGATTCTTTACACAACACACAAATTCATTTTATGAACCGTACATCGAAACCACATATGATGAGACAATAGACGATGACCGCACAGACTTCTATCTTGATAAAGACAATAAACTCTATTTTTATGCCTCTGTGGGCGGTAATACCGTTAATTTGGATGAATTACCCATCTGCGACGTAAATGGGGCTGAAATCGTCGCAAAACAAGCGACAAAAGGTGTTTACTATATTGATATTAAATTGTCATCCGAAGAATATGAACCGGATACAATGCTCTATGATGTATGGAAGAATATCAAATACAAAGGACATGAAATTCCTGACGTTGAATTGAGTTTCGTGACAAAATCACCGTCCGGATATTTCTCATTCGGTCTTCCTTCAGAAGAAACAGAAAAGGTAAAATTCCAACCATACTTATATGGTATCAATAACCTTGAAAGAATCAGACGTGGAGATATAAGGAAAGTATCAATTGATTGCAAAATACCTTACACAACAAATCAGATTTATGCCGTCGATAACCTTGAATATAGATTATATACAATGCAAGGTGAAAGGGAAATAGACGTTATTTCATACACGAAAGTCGAAAGAGCATACAACTCAAATTATTTCTTCATCAATACTAATGACTTAATACCATCGAGATACTATATTGATATTAAAGCCAAGTATGATTATGAGGAAACATATCATAGGGATATGCTTGAATTTGATATAATAAATGATGTTAAGGAACATTTTAATTAGCGTATGAAACAATTCAAGAGACAACACTGGTAGGTAATATATAAGTTTACCTACAATGAGAAAAAAAGATTATAAATTAAAACACAAAATCAAATACTGTGTGGTTAACTGCCACGATAAGTTTGACCGGTATTTTGTTAAGAAAAAATGGGAAAATTCACAATTCGTACCATTCAGTAAAACTTCCTACGATGACCCATATGATGAAACTGACTACGACTATCTAAGTCAGAAGAAAATAAAGAAATATTTAAAAAGATGGCTTTTAAAACGCATTAATCATCCTGCTGAAAAAGTATATTCGGAATATGTAAAACTTGGTTGGCGTAATGGGTTTGAAAAGAAAATCATTTGGGATAAAATAGTAATAAACGGAATACATGAAACAACAAAATACCATTGGGAATTTTATGACGGATTATACGTAGATTCGGATGATATGCTAAGATACAAAAAAAGAGGACTACCCAATTAAGAGTAGTCCTTATTTGTTATTAAAAACGACTGCTTCTGCCGCTAATATTCAAATCTGTTAATTTATGATTGAAATTGTTTATCTTATTCACACATTCACCAACCTCTTTCCATAACTCAGCAGCAAACTGTTTATTGTCAAGTACGCTTCCCTCAACCTTGCTTACATAGATATAACCCTGGTCATTCATACTTACAATAATGTATAAATCACTGAAATCAACGACAGCATCGTATTTGTCAATATCACATGTAACATAATGTGGATAATTTCCACACAATTCATGTAATACATTAAGTATAATTCTGTTGTTATCTGTTATGAGGTGAACTTCTCCTTCATCTTCACCCTCTCCAACAGCACTGTCATCCACTTCCATCAAGCCCTCATTCACAAGTCTTGTAATTGTATTTTCCATTACATTTATTGCATCCTCACGGCTGATATTCTTGCTTTCGTTACGGCCAAGATAAATTTGGGCAAATCCCTGCATAATACACCTTGCAATGTATTCATCATTCTTAGCCGTAATAGGACAAGGAATTAACCTTTTCTGACCTCTATATGCTACCGTTATATTGTTTTCCTCCTGCCAATATGCCTTTAACATATCGTCCTCTGTAGGAACGGTATAATTGTCTGCAACAATAGGTACTTTCAATTCACCCTTATTCCTAAGATTGAATATTTCCCTTTTTACTTCATTGAATATATCGTCTGCTGAAATTTTAGCCATCGTTTTTAAATTATGTATTTATTATAAATAGTTCGGATTCCTATAAATATACTTGATTAAACCACAATCCCAAATACGGTCATAGCCAAGTTTTTTAGTCATTTCAAGTTCAGTCATCTTCAAATCCAAGCCATATTTCTTATTTAATTTCTGTTTTCGGAAGCCAAACTTATGATGCCGTGTCTTATCTTCACATCCAATCTTATAATAGCGATACTCCGGCATTAAAGTGCTGTCAAGTTCAAAACCGAGTTTAGTGTATATATTGTCAAGACTGTTATAAGTCCATCGTTTATCTGCAAACGACTTTATTTCTGAATATGAATAATGGTTAACAAAATAATTGAACAACTTACCACCTATACCACAACATATATAATTATTGTCACTTGCAAATCTGACTAATTCCCACGCATTATTTTTTCCGCATAAAAATGACATTACACCAACGAGTGTTTCATTATAATAAGCACCTAAATGAACAGTTGCTTTGGCCGGACCTTGTATGTGGTTTTTAGTAAGGAACTCAAATGCTTCAACGGATTCAATTTCTTTTATTATACACTTCCTTGCAAAAACCTTTTTATAAGATGTATTTGTCTTTAATATATGTATTAATTTTGATATGACAATTTCTCTACAGTTAATATATTCATCTTCAAACACATGAATTACATTTATCCCTTTTTTACGGTACATCCTTGATATACTGTTTAATGAATCACGGTCATTATGCTCAATAGGCACAAAGTGTATTATAAAATCTTTACTTTTAAACATATTGTTTTTTAATTGCACGATGTCTTTTGTAACACGATTTTTAATGTCAATTACAAACTTTTTGAAATTGTCGCAAACTTCGTAGTTTTCAATTGAATTAATATATTCAACAAGTTCATTTACTTGTGTAAATACTTTTTTATCTTTGTAAAATGGTAAATCTATTGATACATTATTTTGTATAAAATACGACGGAATTACAAAATATATAATTTCAATGCCTAATTTCTTGGCTTTATCATACTTTTCAGCATCAAGTCTTTTACGTTCCTCAAACAAATTCTTAGCATCATCATCTGTCATCTTCTTTGTAAATCTGACCGGAGTATAATGTTGCTCACCTTGACATTCAATTATTATGCTTTTACCCTTTAGATAGAAATCAACGGTTTGTCTGCCAAGTTTTAACACACTTGATTGATATTCATAATTAATATTCTCCTTATTGAAACGTGCAATAAGTATGTTTTCTAATTTAGAACTCTTACATTTAGGGCAACCAACACCGTGAAGAATCTTATCAGGTTCAATCAAGAAATCACCATGTATAGGGCATGTTACAGCACCCTTTGTACGACGGTTAACATATATGAAATTCTTGTAATCATAATAATGGTGATGAACTTCATTAGCCTTTTCCACAAATTCTTCTTTGTTACCTATTGTTCCACCATTACACTCAGGACAGCCACACCCTTGTAAATGTGAACCGGCTGTTTGAAAAAACGAACCATGAATAGGACAAATTATTTCTATTTTATCCTTTATTTTCGTAGAGGTCACTTTATCATATATGTACTTACCATTATGTACCTTATTTGCCTTACGTTTCCATTCATCAAGTGTATACGTATAATGTCCGCCACATTTAGGACAGCCAATGCCATATAATAAGTTGCAAGCACGTATTTCAAATTCACCATGTTCATCACCGAATTCATCATTTTCGTGGCATACAACAGTGACTTTGCTTCTTGCATTTGTGTATTTCACTTTTGACAAATCATACTTGTCACCATGTATTTCTTTAATTTTAATTATAAAATCTTCCGTGCCTCTGTATTTTCCACTACAAACCGGACAATTTCCGTTGTTATGAATTAAACTATCAAATGTAGTTTCAAAATCTATATTGTGCTTTTTGCATGTAACACACATTTTATCTTTAACTGTGTTTGGATTAGCCTTGGTAAAGTCAAATACATCACCATGCTTTTGTTTTACTTTATAAACATAAAAATCAAATTTATCCTCTGTCATAATATATTTGTTTATTATAATAATAAATATCTTATTTTTTCATTAAAATACCAATTTACTATTGCTTATTTTTAATTTTAATAATCTTTTGCAAATATACTACTTTTTAGAGTATTTTCCAAATATTTTTAGTTAAAAAACGTTATTTTCGTTAAAATCCCAATATAAAAAAGTATATACAAAAATAAAGGGATTGAACTAACAATCCCCTTATTAAATATTGTAAGTAACTAATTTTCAGATAGTTATATCTTAACGCAACTCGTTTATATCCCAATGGACGAGGCCATCGCATTTTATTGCGCCATAGTAACGGTTGTTCACAAGTTTCTTAGCATAACGAGTTGCGATACCCTTTACCGGTGCAAAGTTGAATGGGTTGTACATCGTTGGTGTCAAAGCCATTGGAATATATGGTGCATAGATGTAACCTGTGTCAAGAAGTGATGTACCGTGATGTCCCATAATCAATGACCAGTGTGGTGCATATGGGTCAACAATCACTTGGTAACGACCTTGGAGCGAACCAATCTTTTCGATACCCATGTTGTACTGCTCACTCTCAGCACTTGCGTCTGTTACGTGGAAGTATTCAAGGTCATTCAATACGGCTGAAATTTCAGCAGAAACAACGATGAAGTTAGCACCACCACGAAGTGTAGATTTCTGAATCTGTGCCGAAATCATGTTAATCTTAGTCATAAGAGTCTGGTTCCAGTCTTTCTGTGTGTAAACAGTTGATGGAGTACCAATTCTCTGCCAACCGTTGTAGTCCCAACGTGCCTGCCAAGGAGCAGCTTTACGGATGTCACGAAGAATCTCACGGTCAACCTCGGCAGCAATCTGCTCTGAAAGGATAGCGGTCAATTCAGCCTCAGCGTCTATATTGTGAAAGGCGGAAACATCTTG